GAAATCTTTTTGTACCGAGGAAGGGCCTTTCACCCCTATCTACCCCCGCAATGGGGCCGTTCTAGCATTTAAACTACCTCAGTATATTTTGGAAGGCGTCATCAAAGAGCTACTTTGATTACTTCCATCAGTTACGTTGCGTTCGCAAGAGGCTTTACTGAGCACCCTAGTGGGGAAGTGAGGATTCACACCTCAATCGCGGCCTCATATGGCCGTATCCTGAAAATTAGAAGACTTCCCCAATTTGTAGCGGGAGAGGGACTCGAACCCCCGACCTTCAGGTTATGAGCCTGACGAGCTACCACTGCTCTATCCCGCAATATTTTAGTAGGGGATGAAGGTTCGATACTTCATCAAAGGGGCCCAACGCCCCCCAGCATTACTTATGCTCAATCCCCTGTGTGACCAGAATCAACTTTTTTTCTTATCCAAAGAGTTAATTGCTGAAATGATTCTTTTGTCAATATTTTATCCCAAGATGGCTGTTCGTATTTATTTTACATGACTCCCGTTTACATGGTAGTATTTTTTACGTGGCCTCACACCACGTCTGTTTTTTTATAAGGCTCAGACCCTTGTTTACACCAATTGTATTTGTTTGTTGTTTTAAGTTCTTTTTGCAGAACCCATCTTTTCAGATAATTTTTTTAATAAATTAAAGAACGTTTTCGTTTATATATATGCAAAGGTACTACAAAAATTCACGTTTGTCAAGTTTTTTTTCAACTTTTTTTCATCTTTTTTATAAAAAGTTGAAAATCAGTCGATTTTTTGGTGTGAAAAGGGTTTGATAACTATTAGTATTCTGGATTTAGGACCAAAAAACTTTGGTTTTTCAAAAACTTCATGCACAACTTGCATAACTTCATAATATAAGCCATCAAAAAATATATACTCACCAAATCTCGGAACTGAGATAAGATTCACATTTTTTTTAATGACTGACCATTTACTATCAATGAACGTAACTGTATATTTTCTTCTATACATATGCAAAGGTACTACAAATTTTTCAATTATGCAAGTATTTATGTAAAAATAACATCATTAAAAATATTTCAGAGAGTATGAACACACAAACTAGAGGTTGTGGCTGCGGCAAACCAAAAACAACTACATCAAGACCAGTGATTGTAAAACCAACAGAGAAACCATCAGGTTCCAAATAATTAAAAAAGGGGGTGACCCCTTTTTTTATGCGGTTTCTTCATCCGCTGGTGGTGTAGAATTAGGACCCTTACCAAATCTTTCAGCAACAGTAGAACCTAAACCACCTAACACAACGTAGGTTAAGCTATCAAAAATACCAGCATCTATTGTGTATTTCCATATCATATTCCCTATGAACCCTATAGCGATAATAACAAACGCACCTAGTGTTATCAATCTTTTAGATGATATCTTCCCGTTACTTGATAATACACTTACCCAAAATTTTTTCATGACATTACTTTTCCAATAAATATGCGGGAAACCGAAATGTATATAAAAAAAATAACCCCCAGTAAGCGAAATACTGAGGGTTGTAATTTCTCATTAAGAAGGAAGTTAAAATGAGAATCAATAAAAAATTGAGTGGAGCTGAGGGGAGTCGAACCCCTGTCTTAAATAGTCTTCAAAAGCTTTCTACATGTTTAGCACATCTTTATCTTCTCGCGCAAGAATATGTTGTTGTCGTAACGCTCATCAACCTAGAGCGTATGGCCTACCATAATCAAGTGGATTTACCACCATTAGGTAAAACGTATTACCATGAGCGTTATTTAGACCAACGCAAGCTCTCCAGAGACGCTAAGTGTAGCTTCTTCAAGGAAATTTTCAGAGACAGCAAATGTGTCGTCATTTAAAAGTTCAATAGACAGTTTAAAGTGCTTCCAATTTAGCACTACATGCTTACAATATTTGACATTATTCAATCAAATCCAAGGCAGCCCCATAAAAAAAGAACGTGTGTAAAGGATAAATATCAATTACAGTACAAAAGTACTACAAAAAAATCAATTTGTCAAGTTTTTTGGTCATTATTTTAACCAAAACTACACATTTTGGTTATTTTATTGACCATCAATGGTTTTTTGGTCTGGATTTTCACCATCTTTTTTGGGTTCTTCTTTATTAAAAGCGCTTGGTAAGACGAACTTATTCAGTTTGAAGACCTTAGCTATCAAGAAATACAAGAACCCACCTGGTAAGATAGTGGCCCCGACCAAACCGATTGTTTTTAATACATCTTTGAATTGCTCACCAATCTTAGCTTTTTCTTCATCGGTCAATTCTTTTTCACCGTTGATTGATGACATCATCAGCGAAAAGGCTTCTTTGGTTTCATCACTTTCTTGATGGACTTTCTCAAAGAAGTCTTTCGCTTTATCCCGAATACTGTGATAGTAATCAGCTAAATTATGATGTTGCTCTGACATTATTTCTTTTTTGTTTCTTTCTTTTTACCAATAATACCGTCAATGATACCATACGCTAACGCTTCGTCAGCTGTCAACCATTTATCTCTATCAGCATCTTTCAAAACAACTTCTGGGTCTTTACCAGTGTATTCACCTAACAAACCAAAAAGTATTTTGTTGTATTTTTCAGTCTCATCCAACGATATTCTAAGGTCTTGGATTGTACCTTCAGCACCACTAGATACTTGGTGTAACATTACCTTGCTATGCTTCAAAGAAAAACGTTTTCCTTTTGTTCCAGCACCTAACAAGATGCTACCCATACTAGCAGCCATACCTGTGTTGATTGTGACCAAATCAGACGAAATATAATCCATAACGTCAACGATTGATAGACCAGATTTCACGGACCCACCTGGTGAGTCAACGTGTAACGTGATGTCATTATTGCTCTGTGTGTCCATCCACATCAACTGTGCTTGAACAACAGTGCTCATTCTGTCGTTTACTGGCCCCGCTAACCATACTATTCTGTCCATCATCATTCGAGAGAAGATATCAATCTGCACTGCCCTCATTTCTTTCTCTTCAAGAATATATGGTGTTAATGATGCACCAACACCATATAATTTTTCCTGAAGTTGTTGCCACTGGTATAACGTAGCTGAACTAATACCCAAATGCTTCACAGCGTAATTCTCAAAATCCTTTCCGTAGTCCATGTTAAAGTTCTGTTTGAATAAAGATTGGCGTCATTTCACCTACCCAAGCATCAATGATGTTAAAGTCGAAAAATTCCACCGCTTCTTCATAAGACATCCCATCTCTATTCATGAGTATGTCAATTATTTTCCATTTATTGTAAGCCACAACTGGCTCCATTCCTTTTCTTTCAGCAACACCAATTATTGCTTCATCAAACCCATCACATAATAATGCGTCAGGTGCTAACTCATAGATTTCTTCAACAGTCATTATGCTTCACCGTTAAGAACTTCAGACTCATCTTCCTGTTCTTTCTGAGCTTGATACAACGATTTGATGCTTTCACGAAGTGTTTGAAGTGTTTCAAATCCGAACTTACGAAGAACACCTGAGTGTGCAACGAAATCTGGTTTTGAAATTGTCAACTTATCATTTTCGGAATCGTAGCTGATGTGAGAAATAGCTTCCTCAACAACGATACGTTTTTGGTCATCAGTAAGTTGGTCGAAGATGATTTCGTTGATAAGCACAACGACATCATATTGTGTCATGTGTTTAATCAAATCATTAGCTTTGCTTACTTTCGTAATTTCTTTTAGGTTATCCTGACTTAATACAGTCACATTAACCATACGCTCAAGACCAGTTTCACTTAATACGGTCTTAAACAATTCTTCAGTGTCCTGAAAGGGTTCGCGATATTTTGCCATCGTTTGTAGTTATGATGTTTGTTATTTTTACAAAGATACTAACTACTTTCGATATTTGCAAGTAAAAAATAAAAAATTATTGTGTCTCTTCTAGCTTTTCCAATAATTGTCGTTGTTCATCGGTAATCTTTTTTGGGATTACAACACCTAAATTGATAAGCATGTCACCTCGTTCTTCAGAATCATAAATGGACATTCCTTTACCATTAACTCGTAAGGTTGTACCAATGTCACTATGTGGTGGAATGTTGACCCTTATTATGGTGCCATCAATTGTTGGGACTTCAGCTTTACCACCTAAAACAAGTGTTGTAAACGGAACATTGAGTGTTGTTTTTAAATCGTTTTTAACACGAGTAAAGGTTTTATGCGCTAACTCAGTTATTTTAATGTTCAAGTTACCGTTGATACCACCTTTAACAGCATCACCTTGACCTTCCATGATATAAATCGAGTTGTTGAAAACACCTTTCGGTACTTCCACATTTATCTCATCTTCGCGGCTTATCACACCGTGTCCATCACATGTTTTACATAAAATTTTAGGTATGGTTCCGTGACCATTACAAACGTGACACATTGTTACCGATTGAAATTTACCCATAGGTGTTGACACCAGACGGTAGACTTGTCCGTTACCTTGACATGTTGTACATGTCTCAATATCTTCACCACCCTTTCCATCACAATCACTACATAAGACTTCACGTTTAAACTTAAACGTTCGTTTGATACCTGTATGTAATTCCTCTAGAGTTAGAGGTACAATGATTGATAGGTCAGCACCAACTGGTACTTGTTTAGCACGCCTTGCAAAGCCACTAAAAGCGGAATTATAGGCACTAGTGTTTTCATTATCAACATGACCATAAGTGTCGTAATTCCTACGCTTGGTTTCATCCGATAATATCTCATACGCTTCAGCGATTTCTTTAAATTTTTCTTCCGCTTCTGGCGTTTTATTTACATCTGGATGCCATTCTTTAACCAGAGTTCTATACGCTTTCTTAATATCTGCTTCAGACGCACCACTGGTTAACCCTAAAATTTCATAGTAATCTTTTTTAGCCATTTAAACTATTCACTTTTATACAAAGGTACGTAAATTTTATGACAAAAGCAAATTTTTATGGTTTATCGTGTGGTTTTATTGGTTAACGGACTGTATAAGAAGACTTTACATAGGTGTAAGTCCAGAGAAACTGCGTTTTTAAACTTCTATAAAATCAAGGAATCAAATAAAGTTACCTACCCTAAAAAATGGCTCAATTCTGGGCGCATTAAGCCAGTCAAATTTGAAATATGTGTTGTTAAGCCAACTCAACCTGATGATACCTTCAGAACGCTCAGAAATGAGTTAGGACAGCTATATACGGAAAAACCATTAGGTGATTGGACGATACTGCACTCGTTACCGTATGAAGTTGAAGAAACTTTTACAATATACGGATATGATGGTGATGATAGACCAGATATCGGTGTAATAGTAAAAAAATTAGTTGCTGGAGCTCACTCTAAAAAAATGGTGAAGCAAGTGATTGTTGTTTACAACAAATTAATCATTTACAATGAAAACCAATTTGACATGATTATTTGTAAATGTATGGAAGATGCCCAAAGATTACATCACACCCTAGCTAAGGTAACGGCTAAACAAAAGATTAAATCTATCATGTTTATGGGTACCGCCACCAAAGCTACTATTGGGCGTATGTATGATTTGATTCATGAAAAAACTGGTTGGCCTTATACTAAAATAAGACGAACAAGTACCAGACCTTAAGATTATCCGTAGATATCTTCTTGAAGGTCGTCTAGGGTTATTACACTACCCCATGTTTCATTTTTACCTTGGGCTGGAAGGAATTCAAAATCAAAGACAAGTGTTGTACCGTCAATATATGTCAAAGTTCTTGTTGCATTATCATAACCCAACGCAGCGCCTTTTACAATGTTGATGGTGTTATCTTCAGTTGAAGTGTTTTGAATAACTGGTAACGCTGTACCATAAGCTATACTACCATCCGTTTTACTTGGGTGGTAAACTTTCCAACGTGTAACAAAATCTGGTAATGGTTTATTGTATGATGAAATTAAACTTCTAAAGTTTATTTCTTTAGATTTCGCACCGTTGATGTAAACAACACCAGTCAATGCTTTATCGTTTATTTCGATATCGGTACCTAACGCTACGCAATGTGTGTCAACATTTTTTGTTTTCATATGAAACACTGTTGCCATAGCTTCAGCTATTTGATACTCATCCCAACCTGTTTTAGCTTCAAGCTCTGTTTTTGTGTAGCTTGGGTAATCTTTTACTGGACCAGCCAATCTAACGTTTGTAACAGTCACTTGTTGTTTAGATGGAATAATACTAACGCTACCAATCTTTGTTGTGGTTCTACGCTCAATAGAAACTCTTTGGTCTAAAGCTGGTAAACCATTTGATTGCGTATTCATCCATGGTTCAGTTTCAACCCTCATATCAAAACCATCAGTTGTTGGTGTGATGGTTACTTCTTGCCAACTAAAATGATATGTTTTACCAGAAAAAGGTCCTGTGGTAATTGTTAATTCAACACCATCTTTATTCATACGATATGCTGAACCGATAAAACCTATTGGGTCCAGATTATACGAATGAACATATGCTGACAACAAATTATGGTTATATACACCTAGTTCTATTGTTTTAGGTAATGATACAAACTCAGAGGTTACCTTATCAACTCGTTTAAAGTTTTCGTTAACGTAAGTTTTGTCAATCAATCTGTTTTCTACAAGAGCATATCTTGTACATTGGTTGATTTGACCTGTAAATACCTCCATATCTTGAGGTAGCTTAAGGAGCTCTAAAACCTTGTTTAGTTGGCTCTGTGGTAATTGATTCATATTAGTTATTACAGTTACAATCTTCTCCGCAACCGCCAGTCTCTGGACCGCAATCGCATTGTTTATTTTCTTCTAGGGTAATCTCTTGTGTTGGTAGTTCATCTTCAGATACACCAACAGAAAAATTATTTTTAATATCTTCAACCATCTTGTTGATGCTTTCCATATCAGCTTCTTTTATCATGATTGGGTTAATGCATTCAACACGTTCTTCACCGTCTGTTGGTATAAAGAATGCCATGGCGTTCGCGTTGCGTTTAGCTAGTGCTTCATTCACTGATTCAGCAAATGGTTGGATGACACCCTGTGTCATCATTAGTTCTCTGTCTAAATAGAAAACAAGGATTAGTGGATATTTATCACTCATGTTTAAAACTCTTCTATAGTTAGTTCTTCACCTGAAATCAAATGATGCATGATTTCATCAGCTATTACTAAATTTTTTTGCTCATCACCCATTACGGTTCTGGCGCTTATTCTGGTACCATCTTCTAATGCATTATAAATAATGTACTCGTTTATGGTCTTACCTTTAAATATCTTACTTGAGTAAGAATCGACTGTTTTTATGATTAATTTTTCCATATTACAAAGTTACCCAATAATTTTCATAGTGTAAAGCTTAAAAACGAAAAAAGCCCCAAAAAGGGGCTTTTTTTGCTTTGCTTCAAGATGTTGGGGCATTTACTTCTAGCCCAGTTACGAAGTTCATTGGTTTTGAAAGTAAAGGACCAATAACCTACGTGATTCATTAGCACCTAAGCGCCAAATAAATCGTCTGCATTAGTAATCGAATTTAATTTTTCTTTTTGCTGTATGCATCTTTCTACAAAGTATAAAAGGGTACAGTCGCTAGGCGTCCGTACCCTTTTAATATTTTTAAACTGTAACTACAGAGTAGCGTTCAGTTCCGATGATGTTCATCATCATAGAGAATGGCGTCATTTCTTTACCAGCAAGCAAGCCTGTCAATAAAGCTGGGCTGAACCCAGAAACCAACGCAGTACCATTCGTATCGAATTGAACTGGTTTGTTCTTATCACCACGTGATTGGATGTTCCAGTACACGATTTTTGGCATTTCGTAACCTGCGTTACGGTACATGCTTTCAATCATGTCTTGCGCTGTTGCATTCCAACCACCATGACCAACCGCCATATTGAACTCCATGTCTGAAAGTATCAACATCATTGTTGGCATATCCTCAGCTGGAACATTGTTCTTAACAGCTGTATCCAATACCTTCTTGAAGGCTGCTTGAAGGTTGGTAGAACCACCCCAATCAGAACGAGCCATTTGGTTGTATCTTTCACTAAGAGAACCACTCACAACGTGAAGTTGTGGGTTTGAGTGGAAGCTGATGAACGCATTCTTGAATGGCCCAACGTTACGTTCTGAGATGTACAATCCCAAAGAGATTGCCACTTCCATACAAGTAACAGTTGAACTACCGCCAGCTGGACAACTCATAGAACCAGAAACGTCAACCAAAGGTATGATACGTTCTGTGTTACCTTCCATGTAATTTGGAAGCGCATTCCATTGCAAGTCAGCACCCTTAGAGTTACCGAAACGCAAGTTCTTTGTGATGTCGTATGGGTATACGGCACCAGCATTGATTTTGGTTTCACCCTTTTCAAGGCTAGCCAAGTACGCACCAAAACGTACAGCATCGTGACGAGAGAATGTCTTCATCAAGTCAGACATTGCCTTTGATGGCAACTTAGAGTACTCAATCGCACCCCATTCGTTAGAACACATAAGTTGTTCTACGGTGTTGGAATTTTCAACCAACATCTTACGGTATTCTTTAGGTGATAAACCCAAGAACTTACGCAAAGTATTTGCTTGACGCTTAGCCTCACGGTTAGCAGTGTTTGGACGTGGCATCCACTTAGCACAAAGACCATTCTTCGCCTTTAAACCAGCTGAAATCAATGACAACGCATCGTCTTCCAATGGTGTACCGAAAAGTACAAGCAAGTCGTCCCAACGACCGAATTCACTTACCAAGTGAAGGTTCTTACGCATAACCTCAGTACGGTTATTTGCAAGGTATGTCATAATATCCTTGAAGATTTGACGCTCACCAGCACCACCACGCACGTCACGTGCCCAGAAAAGTAATTTCATGGCTGTCAAAGCATCTTCTGCAAATGCTTTTGTAAAAGCGTTGATAAGACGAGTCTTATCTTGACCACGCATAGCGCCGATAGTGAAGAACAAGTCTACACAGTTGTTCAACGAAGTTGAATTAGTTGCCATACCATTTTCAGTACGTGCATCTCTTGTTTGCATTGCAGATAATAAAGAATTCATAGGATTGAATTTAATTTGTTTTAGTGTTAAGTTATGCAAAGGTACTACAAAAAAAATCGTTTGTCAAGTTTTTTTTCAACTTTTTTTCATTTTTTTACAAAATTCTTCACATATTGGTCTCTGTGATATCTCGTTTTGCCGTATTTGCCTAGGGCTTCAATGTGGTCTGGTGTCAAATAACCTTTGTTCTTCACCCAATTGTATTCTGGGTGTAACTCATGTATTTTACCCATGTACTCATCTCTTCGCACTTTTGCTACTATAGCAGCAGCCGCTATGCAACTATATGTATCATCACCTTTAGGTACCAAAGTAAGTTTGCTGTTATCGGCATTGGTGCCGCTATAAGGTTGCCACACAGTACCATCAACTAAAAGATATTCTGGCTTGATTTCCAAATCATCAATACACTTATGCATCGTATTAAATGTAGCTGGGTTAATACCAATCTCATTTATTAATGTTGCGGCCCCAGCATGGCAAGCTATTGCTAAAGCGTTATCAACAATTAGTTTGTAAGCTTCTTGTCGTTGTTTTTCAGAAAGTTTTTTAGAATCCCTAATAAGAGGTGAGGAAAAACCTTTAGGTAATATTACAGCAGCTGTAACCACTGGACCAGCACCACAACCTCTACCGACTTCATCTAAGCCAGCAACGTATTCATGTTCTGGCCATTCAGCCAATATTTTTTTAGCCATACCGCAAAGGTACTACGCTTTTTTGACATTTACAAGTATTCCACCCAAAATAATTTCAAATTCATCAGAAGTTGGTTCGAATACTGCGGCGTATGGGTGTGTTACGAAATAAACCTTTTCGTTTAACACCAGAAATTCTTTTTCTGGTAGTGTGTAAGTCAATGATAATCCCTTTTTATCTATATCTGGATTTTCAACAATGGTTGAAACTGTTTTAATCAAATTATCGTAAGTCATTAGAATTTAGTAAAAATTTTTCGTAACCAAATAGTAAACCGTTCCCATTTGGTTTTATGTATTATGATTGGTTTTTTCGGTGAATTCTTAATATGTTCACCAAGACCAGCCTTTATACGATTAGCATACCTCACCTTATTCAATGCAGTGACATAGGTATCTCGAAGCAACCCTTTTTCTTCGCTAACTATCTCTCTGTCTATTTCATGCTCAATAGCACCTTTATTTATTTTATCGGCCATAATGCTAACAGTTTTTCTTCTAGTTTATAAAACAAGTTGTCTGGTATTTCAGACTTACCAAACCAACCATATTCTAAATTTTCGTGGTCAAGTATTGGTATGAATTCTTCATCAACATATCCCTTATAGTAATTAAACATAATTCGTTGATTTGGAGTCAACTCTGAATATAAATACTCATATTCTATCAAAGAAGGATTAATTGACAGTTCTTCAGCTATTTCTCGTTGTAAACCAACTATCGGTTCTTCCCCTTCTTCTAAACTACCAGATACCAACGACCATGATGGTGTTTTATCGTTTCTCAACAATAAAAATACCCTATCTGTTGATTTACAAAAAATCAACACACCAGATGCTTGTATTTTACTTTCTTCCATTGTCATAAGATTTCATTTACAAATATACTACTTTTTTGTATATTTGTGTATGATTACATTACTTTTTATTTTAGTTTGCTACGGAGCCTGTAATAACATGATATACGGCTCTTTATTCGAAGGTTGGAGAAATTTTTTGAGAACTTTTGGTACTGGCGGTTATAGTCTACATAAACTTTTTAACTGCTTTATGTGTTTAGGTACATGGATGGGTTTTATCATTTCAACAATGTTAACCTATGCTGGGTATAAACACTTAACACCATTTGGTGAGATTGAAAACCTTTATTTACTGACCTTCTTAAATGGTTTGGCTAGTGCTGGCGGTGTTTGGTTAATCCATACACTACAAGAAGCGTTAGAACGCTCTAATCAAAATTAAAAAAACCCCTCATGGAGGGGTTTTTTATTTTAAAAGCCTTTCGAGTCAATGCATTTATCGCAAGCTTCGTTAGGACCGCAATCACAATCGGTTTCATAACCAACATCAACAGTTGATGTTGCTTTTTTAGGTCTTGGTGGTAATTCAATTTTGGATATAGCACCAGTTAGTTTTTTCCCATTTTTGTTAGCTAAATATTCCAAATTCTTTTTTGCTCTAGCTTCTTCTTCCATCAATTCAATCTCTTCTTCACTCATTTCTATTGGTTGACGATTTTCATCAAGATATATCGCTTGATTATCAAATGATGGTTGAGATTTTTCTTCTACGGGTAATTCTTCTTCGTAATACTCTTCTTTTTGTGGTGGTTGTTGAGGTTGTGGTGTTTGTTCATCCAAATCCTCATCAATATCTGAATCAAATTCGTTTAATGATGGTATCAGGTCATCTTCTTTAAATGTAAACTTCAAAGAAGCTAACTTTGATAGGGGTGTTCGTTTAAAAATTTCTTTTAACTCATTAATTTTTGCTCTGAGTAAATCATGTTTCTTTTCCCTTTCAATATTATGGCTAATTGTTTTTTTAACATCTTCAAGTAAGTCGTCTAAACCAATACCTTCTATTTCGCTATAAATCATGTAGTAATTCATAGCCTCATCACCTTTTACCTTACTTATATTTTTGGTTTCAATAACTGTCCAACCCTCTTTATATACCACGTCAACAATCGGCACCCCTTTTGCATATCTTATACCAATTACGTATGGTTGTAAAGAATCTAATGTCTTTTGTATGCTTGACATAAATTATAATTTTATTCCCGTCAAAATCGCTGAGAAGATATAAGCTATTGATATACCCAAAAACAGCAAACTTGTTTTGGATAATTTATATTTCTTAGGTTGTTCTTCGGTTGATGTAATCACTGCTTGTACAAAATAATAACCATGTCGAAGTGTTGTCAAACCTGACAACACAAACAACAATATCAATAATTTGTTTACTAGTATATCCACCATTATTTTTGTACTCTTTTCTTAACACCTAGTGATTTCTCAACTTCAAGTGATGCTTTTCTTAAATCTTGTGCCATTGCTTTTACATCTTGTAACCCTTTTCTAAGGCGAAGACCAGCTGCTTTGTTGTGTTTAACAAAAAATTCGTTAGCTTCTTCTTCTAGTTTAGCAATAAATTCTTTAAGTTCATTAAATTGTTCCATTGTTGTTTTTGTTTTTATTTTGTTGTTATCATTGATGTTAGTTTTTGAAGTTCTAATTCAAGAAGAACCAATTCTCTTAAACTTCTTCTTATCGAATTCACTTTGTCCCTAACACCATAATTTTGGTTATTTACCATTTCTTCGATTTCTACTTCTTTTAGTAAAATATCGTTTGTTATTTCGCCCATCATTAACTGGGTCATCTTTGTAAAACTTTGTTCCATGCTCAATATTAATCTAAAATATCAAAAAATCAAGTTTAAAACAAGGTTTTTTTACTTTTTTCAAATAAACCATAGACTTCTAGAAATGTTTCTAGTTCGGATTTACTCTTTAATTTGTTGTAATCAAAAATATCTTGCCATACTCTCATACAACCCATTTCATAAGCTTCTTCCTTTTTTTTGGTAGATTTGTAGTAAAACTCATACATAAAATCACTGAAATAATCCTTAAGCATGTAGTTGTCTATCAACACACCTTCTAACTCAAATCGTCTGACATTTTCATCCCAACACCAATCAAAATGTTGGTGTCGTTGGACTTCATTTGTGATTTCATCACCCATGTAAGTGTCAAATACAATCCTAAGAAATGACATTATAAAATCACCGTATAGTTCACATTTATCATGAACTATACTGTGAGCATCATAAGTCATCATTATTGACGCTTTGCTTAACGGCTTACTCAAATAATTTAAAAATTTTTCTTGGTTGTTATTCATGTGATAAAGATACACTCTTTATCTTTAAAATCAAGACTTAAGCCATCCATAATATCTGTTGACCAAAGAAGTTCTTTCTTTTAATGCTCTAGTACCACCAACTATGGCTTTGGTTATTTTCAAAATGGTATTCGAATTTACACCTTGCTTTGCTATATCCCATAGATTATGTTTGTCAAAATAAAACTTAGCTGATTCGAATGCGTAATCAGTAGCAACCAAATCTGGGTTGCTCATTATGTTTTGATTTCCAATAGCATTTGCAAACGCTTGATAATTTGCTTTACCAGTAAGTTGAATAGCGCCTCTTCCTCGGTACTTCCAACCTTCTTGTGACGCTTCATCACCATTACCCATTCTATTAGCATAGACCCTTGAAGCAATTTTAATGGGCTGTCTAGCGTATTGATTTACCGTTTGTGAAGTGAAATACTTACCAAACACTTTCATTAACCCAGCGGCACTGTAATTAAGATTTTCAGTGAATAAGTGAAACCCACCAGTTTCATGTGAAAGCTGCCCAAAAAAATGTGCCGCTTCTTCTGGTGTTAACTTAAAATAAGTCGCAGCTGCTTTAAGTGTTTTGGGACCAAACGAACCGTCTGGTGTTACCCCAATCTTTTCTTGTAACTTTATTAAACTCATAACTTTGTTTCTATATAAATAGTTTGTAAAACAAAAAACCCCCAAAAAAAGGGGGTTTTTTAGTATTTTTTTATTGATTATTCTTCAGTTTTTTCTTCTTCAGATTCTTCAGACATCATTGTCTCCATCAACTTATCCACATCTTCTTCCATTGGTTCTTCGTTCATGATATCGAATTCTTCATCCATGACTTCTTCACCATCTTCATTTTCTTTCATAGTGATGTGCTTCTTAGCATCAGCCGCTTGTGGTACAGAAATTTGGTCCCATTCACCTTCTTTAGGTTTTGGTGCCTGTGTTCCATCATCAGTTGATACAGAACCTTCAACGTGTGCTTTAGCTTCAGGTGCTTGTGGTACAGAAATTTGTTCCCATTCACCTTCTTTAGGTGTTGGAGCTTCGATTTCCATCATCTTTTCTCCACCGCCAACATCTTCCCAGTTACCTTCTTTTGGTTTTGCACCTAGTGTTGTGCCTTTACCTTTAGAAACGTGAGCAGTTGCTTCAGGAGCTTTCTTGGTTGTTTCTTCCCATTCACCTTCTTTAGGTTTTGGAGCTTCAGTTTTCTTGTCTTTAGCAACAGAACCTTGAACATGAGCTGAAGCTTCAGATGAAGACTTCTTCTCTTTTTCCCATGGCTTTTCGTCAGCTTTAGCGTTTTCAATGTCTTCACCTTCGGTCATAAGATTTTTTGTCTTAGCCCAGATGTCACCAAAGATACGGTTTTCGTCAATTCTCGCGTTACCCTTAACAAGACCCAAAGTGTCTTGTGATTTGTAACCGAATAATTGCTTCATTCTTGTTATATCTTCATTGACCAATTTCTTGTCAGAAGCTAATAATACAACAGCCTTACCTTCAGAAAGATTACCTTCCCAACGTAGTCTGTAAGTTTCATTTCCATCGGTCATTTCGAATACTTTGTTGTCTACTTTGTACCCCTCTGGAATTAATTTCAAAGCGTTACCAAGACCTTTGAATTCATTTTTGAATGTTAATCTTTTCATTGATTCTTTTATTTGTTTTTGGTTATTGTTTTCTTGCATCATATCGCGCATAGCTTTATTTTCTAATTTTTTAGCCAACGCTCTTGCTTTATGTACAGCATTATCAAAATCTTGTTTAGCTAATAATGCAGCAATTTTATTTAATCCTTGACCGTATTCCATTGAATCTGGTAGGTCCGAAACTATACCAGTAGCGCTTAACTGATTAATAAGTTTTTCAGCAGCACCATTGGCACCAAGTTTTTGTACCCAATTAGTTAAAACCATTTTGTTTTTATCAGAAACTGGTTTAGCTGTTGACGCCATTTCAACCATAGAACCCTCACTTGGATTTGGTTCTTGTTTAACCTTTGGTGCTTCAGGTTTAACCCATGGTGTTTTTGTAACATCAGCTGGAATATTTGAAGGAGTGTTTGGTTCTTGCTTAACTTTAGGTTTAGAAGGTATTGATTCTTTAAGATTTTTACCTGGAATCACACCCTTAGTGTATGCTGTTGGTTTAGACCCGTTGTCACCTTTCATTTCTGTTGGTAATTCTTGAATGTCTTTACCTCTTAGGTCAACTGCTGGTGTTTCTTCACCTCTGAGTTTAACTGAGTTCTTGATTCTTTTTACAAGTTCTTTACCAAACTCAGGTCCAGAAAAGCCTTGTTGTTTTGGCACCACGTTAGCCCATTCTGGATTGTTACCCATTTGTGAACTACCCTCAATACCTTCAAGAGCTCTTTTAACAAATTGTTCTTCTGGTACTGAATCGTATTTAACCATTTCCATACCATTAAGGATTTCCATTTGGTCATGGTAGTCTTTTTGAAAATCGTCAGCATAGTTGAATTTATTTTGAGGCATTTCAGCACTATCGGTATCTTTTTTTACACCCTTCTCAAAATCAGCAACTTTTTTATTGACATCCTTCAAACTATCTTTGTTTACTTTACCAGACTTTTTGTGCATAGCTTTGGTTACGGCCAATCCAGGATTGTCAGCCTCAGCTATAAAAGTATTTTTAAGTAAATCTTTTATGTTTTTCTTATCCATTTTTTGATTTATTAATAAATATCTTGTTTTTTACCAAAGTTAGCCTTTTCCTAATGATGGGGCATTGATATTATCTGTGGTTTTAGTCAATGTGATATTATCTGGTGTGCATTCACTACATTCATTAATATCAACAAATGAACCGCCAGCCCATTGAGTTTTGGTTTGAGCTTTAGTTTTCTTGGTCTTTTTGAAAGAACCATCACGAGAAATTCCTGGCAATGCATTGGCATCATACTGGAAATTACCTGCACCAGCAGTGGTTAGTGTTTCGTTCACAGCATCATATTTAAACCAGTTATTAGAATCCATTGGGTCTATACCATTATTCTTTAAGAATTTAGTTGTAACAACTTTAAATTCGGCTGGTTTGCTTTCTGGAAACATATCCATTAAATCACCCTTGGTGTATTCTTTAACACTAACATTATCATATGCTCTAGTTTCAGGGTCATATAAACTAGAATAATCCCAACCATTCACAATCTTGTTATCTGCTTTTCTAACAGCATAGTGTGTGTATTCTGGTGAACCACTTTCAGTCATAGGTTTCTTAAAAGACATTGGTGCCACAAAAGCACCTGAAGATGCTGCACCAGTTGTTTCACCAACACCCATTTGTTTTGAAATAGCATCAGAATCAGCTCTACGTTTTGCAATAACGGCTTTAAGACGTGCCATTCTTTCTTCTTCTGTTTCACCAGAAGGTGCGGCTGAACGTTGTGGTGATGTTATTTTGTTTTTCATACCACCCATAAGACTATCAAAATGAGCTTGTGAACCTTCATCACCATAATCATTCATTTCGTTTATATTAGATAAAACTTTGTGTACTTCAGCATCTACTTTAGGGTGGTCATATAAACGCATTAAATCAGCTTTTAATTCTGGGTCTATTTTTGCTAATAAAACACCATCTTCCCATGCATCCAACCCATCACCTTTAGGTATTGTGTTTAGATTATCGTTAACGTAGTTTTCTATTACATCCGCATCTATATCAAAATCATCACTGTAGTCATAACTAATATCACCATCTTCATCTCTCTCAGCACCTGTTATCTCAACACTTGCATAATCCATTAAATCGCTTTTATCTAAATCATAAAAGTAGAAAGAATAAAGCGCTCCTTGTTGGTCTGCAAGAATAGCGATTTCTCTATTCATGGCAATAACCTTAAATGTTTGATTTTTTGCTATTCTAGGTTCTGTAAAATTATCATTTTGGTTCCACGGTGCTCTTGGGTCGTTTTGAGCTCCAGCTGGTAAATTATCACTATCTTCAGTAACACCTTGACCAATCATTTCTGTAAGAGCGCTAACATAACGCTCCATCGCCACCTTAGGTTCACCCAAAGCTTTTGATAACTCACAACGACCATTCTTATTGATAATGATTCCTTGCTTTGCCAAGTTCTCACAAATAGCGTCATAAGTTAAGCCTTTAGATTCCCAGAATTTAGACATTTCTGGTGATTTACGATAGAAATATTTCAATAACTCCACAGCTTCGGCTTGGATATTTTCACCCATATTTCTCAAATCTGGGGTACCGAATTCTTTTTTAAATTGTTTAGCTATCGGTCCAATTGATTCATTGATTACACCATTAGCAAAAATTCTATTGTATTGCTCTTTGGTAATCTTCACCAATTTTTTTGCATTTGCTTTTTTTGGTGATGACTCTTTAAGTGTTTGTAGTAATTTTGCTTGTTTAGCAGTTACCAATATTTTTTTCATGTTAGTTATTTTTATTGCTTAGGTTATTCATCCAAGTAGCCCTCTTGGTCCATAGAGTTTTATAAAGTTGTGTTATAACATTTTTTGTTATCTCAACAACCTTATCTTCTAACTCTTTTTCATCTTTGAGTCTATCTTTTACAATTTTACTAACCTTATCATTAAACGTTTTGCTGTCCATGTAAACCTTTATCTCTTTGTTTACATCAGCTTTTGTCAAATTTTCTTGAACTGGTTTTTTCATTTAGTTAGTTTTTCTATAAATATAAGGAAATCAACAAAAAAGCCCCTAAAAAAGGGGCTTTATTTGAGTTATGGTTTTTTAATGAGTTGTAATATACAATAAGGTTACAACTGGTAAAACTACGTCACCTATCAAGGCTAGCGTTTTTATTATTTTTTGTTTCCTTATTTCTCGTTTTTGTTCAGCAATTATTGCTTTTAAAGTAGCTATTTCTGTGTTTTTGTTTTTTATGATTGCATCCAAGTTAGCTCTTTGTTGGTCTTTATTCTTTGATTGTTCCTGAAGAGCTTTAATTTCTTTGGTTTGTAATTCAATAATACCATTCTTAACCTTATCTCGTTCTACCAACACCTTAACCAAGCTATCAGCTACTTCACCATCTAATACGCCTTTTAAAACAATTTTAGCATCATCTAGATGCATAGCTATTAATGTGTCACCACCAATTACTTGGCAAGTTACACTATTTGTGTCTGGCAATATAGTTTGAGAGCTCAGTTGCGACCCCATTACCAGACAAATGATTAACGTTAGTAGGTATTTCATTGCGTCTATTATTTAATCTTGTTATTTCTTTATTTGATTGACGAAGCTCAGCTTCTTTAACTGCAATCTCAGTGTGTATTTTAGCTATTTGGTTGTCCAAATCTTTATTCACCTTAGCTAAACTATCATTATTGGCTTGAAGAGCTTCATTCGCTTGATGCAGTTTTTGTAACTCACCTTCACGATAGTCAATAGTTCTTCTTTGACCAAGCATAAAAGCGATTATCACAGCCGCACCCAAAATGATGATAAAATAGTCTTTAATCCCTAGTTTCATGGTTTAATTTTGATTAAAATCTCCTTGGCTTATGCTTCTAGCCATTTCTTCTTTCCAATTCTTAAAATAGCCTTGTAGCTTATGCATTATTTCGCTGTTTGTGTCGTTTAAAGCAATTAAACTTGTATCTAATTGAACTTCATCCGACATCATATCCATTGTGAAAGTGGCTTTGCCATTGATGATTGTACCAGATATTTCAGCTTTTCTCGTTTTAGGGTTTACCTTCAAATAATCAATGTTGACACTTGGGTCAACAATGTCAGCTAATTTCTTATATTCTTCATCATATTCTGGAGTACCCCTTTCATAACTTTTTGTGTCAGCATCATTTTCAACAGCTTGATTTTGCGCATCTTGATTTTGTTGGTTGACAGCTTGATTGTCGGTACCCACATTGTTCATAGAAGCGTCTGGAGTTGTTGGTGTTGCTGATGGAGCCGTTTGATTGGCTGGTGAAGCTGGTGAAGCTGGTGCCTCTTCAGACAACAATTTTTTATAACCACCCCTAATGATATCAATCATTAATTTGGTTTTATCGTGTTCGTTAATTGCTTGTTTGTTGTTCATAGCTCTCTAGAGTTGTTTTAAATTCTTCAAAAAACCAATTAGGGTTTACGTCAGTATAGTGTGGTTCTAGATTGCTCTTATAAAAAACACCAAATGGTGAATCATATAGGTCAATCTTAGTATTGTGAGTTATTGCGGTAGGATTTATATTATGTTCCTTACACAATTCTTCAACCAATTCAACCGCAGCATTAAGCTGTTCTTTAGTGTATGGGGCCCAATAATTAAAGCTTCTCCACTTTTTTTCGTAAACCTCGCTCGGTTCTTTATAAATATGGCCTAAAAGGTTAATAAACCGATTATTTTCATCTTTAACCAACCAACCCTCATTTTCTATCAATATTGTAATAGTTTTTGAATTAGTGTCGTGTGATTTATAAAAATGTGAATAAAACTCAGGATTAAAGTGTTTAAACACCGTACCGTCTTTCGCTATTGTAAATGATGCTGTTTTCTTATAATGACCATTTAACCTATTTTTCCAACCAATGACATGTTTCATGTCGGAATTAAAAGTATTCCCAATAACGATTCTTTTCTTTTCAGTTTTTATTGGTATGAAGTTTTTGGTCTCTAGTTTATATGTTTTGTCGTCAATAATCATTATGGTTTTCTATAAATAAACTTGTTATTGTCACCGTTTTCTTTGAATTTATTAGAACCTATTCGTTGAATGGTATTACTTTTAGGTTGCGGAACTTTAACGGAGAAGTTTCTATCTTTAACCTCTTTAATATCCTCAACTGTTATTTTTGTTGGTTTTGTTGGTTTTTCAACCGCTGGTTCTTCAACCGCTGGTTTTTCAACCGTTGGTTCTTCAACCGCTGGTTCTTCAACTACTTCCTCTTCAACAACTGGTTCTTCGACTATAACATCATCATCGTGACTTTCATCTTTCATTGTATCATCAACATACTCTTTGGTTACCATTTGTATTGGTTCAACAATTTTTGGTTCAACCTGTTTAGGTTCTTCAGTTGCTTCGATTTCAAATATTCTATTTGTCATCAAAACTAATGCAACAGCAAGCGGGTCAAATACAAATATCAACAACAAAATTAGGAAATTGACTACTTTGGCCATTTCCACGCCTGTTAATTCTGAGATGTATTTTAATGGACCTACTTCACCAGATATTTCACTGTTAGCAGTCAATTCTAATATTTGTGTGTTATACTTAGATATAGAATCGTTTAACGAAACATTACTTAAGTTTACTTCGTCAATGTCTTTTGTTAGTTTTTGTATCTCAGTATTAGCCTCTTGTATATCTGTTCTAGCGTTGCTTCTATTTCTATTGGATGTGGCACCATCCAAACGTGTTTCTTGATTTGAGCGGAGTTGTGTTAATTGGTCTATACGCTTATTCTTTTGGTCAATAATCTTTTGATTGCTTTCAATGTTATCTTTGAACATTGTCTTTTTGCTCTCTAAAACACTAACTTGGCCGTTCTGTATTTCCAATTTATTCGCTGTTTTTTGATACGCATTAGATAAAAACCCATAGATACCAGCCGATGTGATTATCATCAAAACAGCAACACTTATTGTCAAATATATTTTTAGACCACTAGCTATTTTCTTCCAATATCTATGGAGAGCTGTTGTTGTTATTATTTTACCTATTTCAAGGCCAGTCGCCATTATAATAACAGCGGTACTGGCACCAGCAAATAATTGGCTTAAACCCCAGACTGAAAAATATCCAGCACACCCCGCCACTATCAAAGCTAGGGTTAACATTATATGACTAAATTTTATTTTCATATTCTTAAATTTTATTATAAATATCGCAAATAAAAAAAGGGGCTTGACCCCTTTTTCTATTCATTAATCAAGCTAAATAAATCATGTGCGTTATGCCTAAGCTTTCTGATAGCTTTTTCTTTGATTTGTCTAATTCGTTCTTTGGTTAAATCAAAACGCTCACCTATTGCTTCTAACGTCATTGGTTCCGATTCGATATTTATCCCAAAATAACACTCAATTATTTCTCTTTCTCTGTCACTTAAAATAGAAAGCGCTTCATTGATTTTAGTCTTTACCTCATCAGTCACTTCATATTTAGTTTCTTCTGGTTCTTCTGATAAAATCAATTCAATCATTTCATCACCCTCTTCATTAATCACTTCATTAAGTGACGTGTGCTTAGGGTACATGACCATTGATATTGCTTCATTATCATCATCAACGATTTCACCAAAAATTGGTTCTCTTTCATTTTGAGATTCAAACTTAGCTATTTCTTTACTTAGTTTAGAGATTTTATGTATCACATTTGCAGGTAAGCGAACAAGTCTAGCGTTTTCCGATAAGCTCAACAATATTGATTGACGAATCCACCACACAGCATACGAAATAAACTTAAACCCTTTACGATGGTCAAATCTATGCGCAGCTTTTATTAATCCATGATTACCGTCATTTATCAAATCGGCTAACGGTAATCCTTTTCCTTGATATTCTTTGGCTATTGAAATCACAAACTTTAGGTTTGCATTGATTAATTTATCCAAAGCTTTTTTATCCCCAGCTTTTATTTTTTTCGCCAATTCGTTTTCTTCAAACGGAGCTAAAACAACTGACTTTCTGATGTCCTTGAAATACTTTGATACAACATCGTCAGTATCGAAATTCACAAATTTTTTACTCATTAATACTTAAACACTTACATACTTTATTATTTTAAATTGTTAAACAAATATACTAAAAAAACATAAAAAGTCAAGTAATTTTTACTACTTTGTCAACAAAGGAAGTAGTTTTCTATCACTATCTGTTAGTTTTTCTAACCCATTCTCAATCAACTTATTAAGAAGGTCTTCTTTTTGTTTTTTATCCATTTTTTCTATTGATTTTTCACTCAATAGATTGGTGATGGTGTCGCCAGAGATGTTCTCAATTATCTCATCACACTTATCAATGGATTTTTCCACACTTTCTAAGAATTGTTCATTCATCTCATCTAAATCAATGAGCTCTGTAAACCCAAATAATCCTTTTTGAATTTCTGGCTTTATAAAGTGTACCCCAGAAGAATTTTCATCCAAATCGAATACTATGACGTTTCTGCCGTGTTCTTTAAACCATTCTTTCAATTCAGATGGTGACACAAAAGCGGTAAAGGTTGCAATGGTAATACCTTTGGTTTCCAAGAAATTTGGCTCCATTTCTGCAACTTTTCTAATCTCATCGTTTACATCTTGTGTGTTACCCATGATAATCACACAATAATTTCTAAATCTCATAAGTTATCTTTTTATACAAAAATACTCCAAAATTGTCGATAAAACAACTATTTTATCGACAATTTTGAAATGTCATTTACCTTATTTACTGTCAATACGTTAGTAGCCCAATCTTTAACGGTATCGTAATGGGTTATCAAAAACACGATGTCGTACATGTCCTTAATCTTGTCAAAAAGCTCTTTTAGTTTATCAATATTCTCAGCAGCCACTTTACCCAAAACTTCATCGAAAGTGATAAAGTTTGGCATAGGTAGAGTTGATAATTTGCCCAAAACAGCCCTTAAAGCCAAACTAGCAGCCGTCTTTTCAAGACCACTACCAGATTTAAGGTATTTCGTACTGTTACCTTTATTAAGGTAAAAACGAACATCATTCTTATCATCTATAAATATCTCGACTTCGAAATCTGTTACATCTTCCAATAATCTTTGTAGTTCGCCATTGATTATTGGTAGAACAGACCTCAACACCAATTTGCTGATACCCTTTTTACCAACTAGGTCTATGTAGACCCTAAAGATTTTATCAATTTCTTCCTCTTTTTTCAAGGTTTCAATCATCTTTGTCTTGAATACAACCCCTTCTCTTAGGTTTTTCAATTCATTGGCATTGCGCTCGATTTTGGTTATGGTTTCGGTTTTGGTATGTTCCTCAACCGCGATATCCGTCTTAACCTTAGAGACTTGGATGTCTATCTGGCGGTTATGTTCGATAGCGTCAAGATTCGCGTTGTATTTCTTTAAATCAGCCATTTTAGCGATGACTTGATTTCTCAAGCTACCGATTTCAACTTCCAATCTATCCTTATCCAACTCCATTCGGCTCTTTTTATCTATCTGAACCTTTACCGCCTCTAGCGCGGTTAATTCCTCACCATACTCCACTAACAACGCCTCAATAGCGTTCAATTCAACCTCTAAAGTTTTTATATCTTCATTGTGTTTATTTATATGCTCAGTGTTGTCAACATCGTCTAATTTTCTATGACATGATTGACATATACCGCCAGCTATTAAATCAGTGACAACTCTTTTAAGTCTTTTAATCTCGGCTTCTTTAACTGCCTTATCGCTTGTTGTCTTTGATATCAATTTTGTTAACCCATAATGTCGGTCCTCATCAAAGTGTATCTCACCCATTGATATTATCGCGTCATTCAAAGTGGTCATACGGTCTTTCGTGTCTTTACCCTTTATGGTCAAGACATTAATCTCTTCTTGAAGCTTGGACGGGTTCATAGCACTAATAGTGATGTCAACCTTTTCTTTTGAGTTAAGTAGTGAATCGTTTAGTTCATTTAACTCCGTAATTCTTTTTTTGTTCGCTTCAATTTTTTCGTTTAGTATGACAGATATCTCAACTTGAAGTTCAATCTTAGCTTCGTCTTCTTCGATTTCATTCGTCAACGTAATAACGTCATAGTCGTTTGCTTTCTTTTTCTTAGCAAACTCATTATACATTTTACGGGAAATTTCTTCCTTCATTTCAAGGACTTCTAAACCAATCAACCTAGTTAATATCTTACCAGATTCAGTGGTTGTTAATCCGATGAGGTCATCCAAATTATTTTCAGTTGCCAAAACCAATAGTTCAAAATCTTTTTCACTACCAACAGTTTCTTTGATTTTAATCGTTGTTCGTTTAGCGTCTTCTTCATTCATAGCCTTTTCTTCACCATCTGGTAATAGCTCGTAGTAGTTAACCTTATTGGTTACAGTCCAACCACCACTTTTTGACGCCGAACGCTTCATTTTACGTTCGATGATTATTTCATCTCCCTCAATATCAATCATGCCCCTAACAACCAATTCATTTTTACCACTAAAATCGTTGAAGACCTCTTCGTTTTTATCGGTTTTGGTTGTGGTACCATGAAGTAAAAATTTGATAGCATCAATGGTGAGTGTTGTTTTACCACCTTGATTAGCTGGTACTGAATTCACAACAGTTAATCCTTGTAGTTTGCTAAAAGGTATATAGTTTTGCTCACCAAAACACAAGAAGTTATCTAGCATCAACCATTTGATTGACCATTTCTTGTGCTGTGATACCGTCATATCAATCGTTAACTCAGCGTTCACCTTGTTGTCCAAGGCAATGATTCTGTCAAAGTCAATGTTTTTACCATCTCGTTCAATAAGCTCTTTCATAAGGGCTCTTTGATAATTCAAATCCATGATATTATCAATGTTCGCACCTGATATCTCCACCAATTCGCCTTTACTATTAAGCTTAACTGGAATATAAGATACGGTAATATTGTTTTTGTTTATACCGTACTTTTTAGCAAAATGATTTTTGATTAAATTCTTATTCTCTTTAGAATAATTTTCAGGTCTATCTTCCCACTTAACCTTAACCTTAGCTGTTGGTGGTATGTATGTTTTTGTAGCTATTTCGCTCATGATTCTCCGTAAAGGTCTTTCTTCTTTTTATTTTTTTCATCGACTAATTCTTGTTCTAGTGATGATATCTTTTTTTGTAATTCAGAATTTTCTGAAACAATTTTGTTGTAACGCTCTTCAAGGTCTTTATCAATGATATTGATTGGTACCTCTATGATTTTTTCAATCACTTTTTCTACTGGTACCTCAACAACTTTTTCCACGACTTTTTGTACCATAGGGGTTGAACCAAATTTTTCAGCAGTGAAACCTTTTTTTAGCACACCAATAACAAAATCGTCAATGTTGGTGATACCATTGGCCCTACAGTACTCCCATATTTCATCGTTAAACTCCTTAGGAATTGTCATCGCTCAAATTGCTGGTAATATCGTTAATCTCATCTTCAGTTTGATGTAAGATGAGCAATTCTCCGCTGTCCTCATCAACACTTAATTGCACTACTGGTTTATCTACTCTAACATAGAATTGACCTTGTACAGCCGCTACTTCGCCGTTTACTACGAAATATTCATCAAATTCTTTTGGTAATGACACAATGAAATCTCTCATTTGTTTGATTGTCATTCCACCTCTTTCTTCACTCATAAATTTAAAAGTTTTTCTTCATCGTTCTCCAAATCTTCAATGGATTTGATTTTAAATTGAAAGAACGAATATTTGTTATCTACATCATGTTCTGTAAATGTTTTTGATTCAACATCCCACAACAAGTACCCATGTTTATCTACGTTTTCGCCAAAATCTTGTTGTATAAGACTAGAAGCATACGCAATTGGTATACCCTTATGGTTAAATGATTGGCGTTTGTGTATATCACCCAGCATCACCATGTCACAACCCTCAAATATATCCAGTTCGGCCCCATGGTCAAACTCATACCCGATATCCGTTTTGGCATTAATAATTGGTGCGTGGAATAACCCGACATAGGTTTTGTCATCACCAAACTCTTGTCTAGCAGCTTCTATATTTGGTCGTTTGTTTTCTTCAAATATTGAGTAAACACACCAAACAATGTTATCATCAAGATAACATTTGCTTTCTTTAAAATAATTGACGTTTGAATCTGGTAGAAGCATAACCATTGGAGTTATGCTATCCATTCTATCTTTATTGTTTTCCAACAAATCATGATTACCAGCGATGATGATGACTGGCGCTATTTTCTCTAGGGCTAATATAAAAGACGTACCCAAAACCAGTTGTTCATTTGATATAACTATTTTTTGGTGAACCAAATCACCAGCTATCACAATACGTAGTTCTTCCCTCTCGTATTCTTCACGAAGTTTTTTTAATTCTTTGATAAGGGTTTCAAAAACTTCTTTGTACTCTTGATGGAGTCTGAAGGTTCTGATGTGTATATCAGCTAAATGTACTATCTTTTTTACCATTAATCCGTATTTTTGCAAATATACGAAATAATCGGTGAAAATGCAAGTTTTTAGTCGTGATAATGCCAATACCCGCCATCACAATCACGGTCATCTTTACCGTAATGTTTTTCTTCAAAGTCTCTACGATGTCTGTCACGCTCTTCTTCGTGGCGTCTGTTTTCTTTGCGTTGAGCTTCGAATGGATTGAATTTCTTAAATATGTTAAATAGTCTTGCCATAATGTTCTTCAGTTACCTCGTTAAACCAAATGCGTTTAGCTTTTTTATTATATCTTTTTAAATAACATTTCTGTAACTTAGCAGCAAAATTAGGGTATGCATAAACCAAGTTCATGGTTCTAACAATACTTTCTTGTGATGTTGGCGTTGCTTTAGCATACCAAGGAACCCAGTCAATATCGTGTGAAGCCACTACTGGGCGACCAACAGCAACCGCATCGGCTGTTACAATATTGAAAGATTCAGATAAAGAAACTTGCATACATAAATCCATTTTAGATAACACTTCCAAAAATTCTTTGTGGTGGTACCAACCATGTTGAACCAATTCATGTGGTGAATATTCAAAAAGTGAAATCAAGTTTTTAAGAACGTTGTTACCGCTTTGTTCTAGACGTGATGAATTGATATGAAATCTTAATTTTCTACCTATACGCTCAGCAAACTCAATAGCCGCCAAAGCTTGTTGATAGGTGTTTTTCATTGGTCTTATCGCACCAAAACAGCCGATATCAATGTGTGTTTCATCCAACTGTTTTTTCTCTATATCTATATCTTTAAATTGATATACATTTGGAAGGTAAATAAAAGTCCCGAACGGAAAAGCAGTCTGAAGTTGTTCTGTGAGTTCTTTTGTGTTTGGCGCTATTTCAATCAAGCCATCTTTGATTAGCGTGTATTCACTAATCCATTTGGTTGCTAACCCTTCCATAGCCAAGAATGGAGCTTTAGAGTGAATTCTAACAATCCATCTTCTGTTTTCATGGCGTTTGATGTTAAGTAACTCAGCAAACTTTGCTGGTGGGACCCATAAGGCTTCTACGACAACAATATCTGGGTTAAATTCTGTTACAACCCTGTCGATTGAATTCGAATCTGTGACAGAGACTAATTTAGCATCCATACCTTTTTCTTTCAAAAAAGATACTACGAACGATGCAGAATTGAATAGCCCAGAGGTAATACCGTAGTAATCCTTAACTCTGTCAGATGTGATGAATAAAATCTTTTTGGTTTTCATGAATGAACTTTTACTATAAGTATCATTCACGCAGCCAAACTGTGTAAAACTTTAGATAATTTTTATAAACTTATCATGTATCAGCTTAGATATGGCCTCATCAGTGAAATTAGCCTTTATCCTAGCCATTGTTGTGTATTCTTCTGCGTGAAAAAATAATATTGGTCGCAATACTAAAACCTTTATATCTTCGGTTAATAGTTCGGCAACGATATCGTCAATTGGATATTGTTTCCATTCTGGGTGTCCTACAAAATTATGCATTTTTCATTACGTTATAATGGTGCATCTCAATTAGCTTTTTAGCCTCATGCTTAAGATACATTATCTGTATTTTTTCAAAACACTCAGTTTCTTTGTTCCAATATAAAACATAGATTTGACGGCATTTACGCTTAGGAAACTCAAGTTCATACATGTAAGCATAAACACTTAACTGAAGTGTGTATATTGACCATTGACACGCTTGCAAGTGGTCAAATGGTTTGTGTAGAGTCTGATAACCGTATGGGTTATAGAAATTGAACACTCTGTTGGTCTTATAGTCGGCTACATCAAAGAAAACATCGTCTATGTCGATAATCAAGTCTGAGGTACCAGCCAATTCATATTCTTCAGAAAACAATATGCGTTCAGGCCACATGGTGACACCCTCTTCGATTTTTAAGTTATCATACCCTTTAATGACTTTCTGTTCAAATAAACCAACTTCATCATCCTCTGGGAAATACCACTTATTAGCTAAAAGATAACGTTCAACAATATCGTGAACCTTGGTACCGTATATGTTGGCTTCATCATTAAGCATTTGCCAATAATCCAAGATTTGTTGTTGGTTCATACCAATGTATCGCTCTTGTTTTACAGAATCAAGTTGCTTGGTTATGGCCAAAGAAACAGCTTCCGCATCGAAATGCGGTTCAATAGAGGTCAGGGTGGTAGTTACTGATTTGTAAATCTTACCTGTTTCTCTATGGTGATATTTATGTTGAATGGGTTCTAGGTATACTGGACCTACCCATTTTTGTATCTTAGCCATATTTGCAAATATACGACATTTTGTTCATATTTGCAAGTATTTATCTAGAAATGACACAATGAAAGATTTTATCAAACAAAGGTTAACAGAAGAATTAAGTAAATTTTCTAGTTTACGTTTCAATGATGGCAGTTTAAATAAAAATGGTCCCAATACCATATACCTAGACAACAACCCAATTGTTACTTTTGGTATTGGTGAATTAGGTAACGTCACTATTGACGGTAAATCTTACCCTAACAGTATATATCTTAAAGGCGGTTATAACGCTTCAGAACAAGGTAAAGGCTACGGAACACTAGGTATAGAGTTCTTATTTTCCAAATTACCTAAAATAGAGAACATTATTCTACAATGTTTTGATACTGCGTGTCCTTTCTGGAAAAAAATAGGTGGTGTGGAGGTTACAAATAAGCTTATGCCTGGAAATCATTACTTAAGAACACTTGTAATTACTAGAAATAACTTCAAGAGTTAATACAATTCTCGTTCTGATAATTGTCTAGCACTCATTAATAGCTTGGCAACGCCTTTACTACCCAATTTTTCATTAACTTTTGACGGGTCATACCCTTCAGGACACCTAACTATCCTTATTCGACCTCTTAAATCACCAAAATTAAGTTCTTTATACAACCTAACAGCGTCTTCCCATGCGTCATCGTCCAAAACTATGACGATATACGCCATAGCATTGTCGTGAAGTAGTTCTAAAAGCTTCGGATAAATGTATTTTCCTAGTAGTGGTATAGAATTAGGTATCACAATATGGTCAGTAGCCCCTTCAACAAGATATATTGTTGTGTCAAAATTGATTTTACCTTCATTGAAGATGATTTCAGACTTCTCAGCGTCTGGATTTAGGTACTTATTGAGTGGTTTTTCTTTAACAAACCATCTACCAACAAAGTAATTCAGCTTTCCATTAGCATCATAGGACGGTATTATTATCCTATTAAAGTATTTTCCACGTATGGTATACCCTATACGGTAGTCTTTAATGATTTCATCAGTAATACCCCTATCATATAGATATTTTTTAGCTAAGTCAGACTTGTAGTCCTTAGATGTGCATTTAGATAGTTCTTTAAAACCGACAGGTAGGGTAACCACTATTTCTTCACGTTCTTCAGTCGATACTGAAGCCGCTTGGTCTGGTCTCAATAAAAGATAATCCCTTAGATTGGTTTGGGTCCCGTAATTTTTAATTAAACGAGTTACGTTACCATGCATATGGTTTGTTTCAGAACAAACCCAGCACCTGAATTTACCTAAATTATAATTGACTTCTAGGTTACCTTTACCATCACCATCTGGCATACCTTTATCTAATGAACAAGCGGGGCAATCAAAAGAGATTTGCCCCGTATCTTCATTGTGTTTCCTATGTTCACCAAGGAAACTCTCTAGTACATCAGATATTGAAAAGTGAGCCATATTGCAAATATACGCTAAAACTTCCGTATTTGCAAGTATGGGTATGCTATTTTAATGGGATACCTATTCCCATAACCCGTTCTTCCTCATTAATCCACGAGCCGCAACATATGCGTCAGAGGTGTCGAACGTTTCTTTTTTAAGTTTGTTGTTCTTGTCGTAAAACCAAGTAACTTGTGGTTCCAAATCAGCAACCTTTTCCCAAAGTACATACTTTTTATCCACATCAAACGGATAACCACCAAACAAAACTGGTTCATTTTTAGCTATCTGTTTTTCAGTTAATGCTGTACCATCTTTCTTGGTTTTTCTTACAGCCATTAATTCTGGGAAGGCAAATTTACGAGCATCGTAAGAAGATATGAATTCTGGGATAATACCCAATGTATCATAAACGGCCTTTGAAATCATACCATTAAAACGCAAAAGGGTTGCTATGGTATAGACATTGTTAGATTGTAACAAAGGTTCTTCAATAACTACTTTAGTTATTCCAAACCCAATGTATTTGTTTAAAAACTCAGTTTGAAAAATTTCAACTTTTTTAAACAATTCTTCCATTTTATCACTAGGTTTTGGTTTAACCTTAGGGCTAACATGGTGTAACAGTTTTAACTCACCTTTGGTGCCCAAATCCTCGAATAAGGCGATGCCTATGGTTGATGTTGAAACGTCTAATGCTAGTATGTAATTACTCATAATTGTACTTTTTCAATTAATTTACACTAGTAAATTAAAAGGTAAAGTTTATAGTGAAATTTTTACGTTAAATACCTTAAATTCATTGATATTCTTGGTGACGTGTCTGTCAGTCTTAGCCAACGCTATCAAATTACCGCTAATATCATATAAACCCAATTCACTTATTCTAGGTGTGTCACTAGCCCCAAAAGATGGGTTTGTTGAACCCCCGAATTCACCTCTACCTGCAATACATGTGATATTTTGATATACTGTTGTTGATACGCTATCAAAAGTCATGTACCCTGATGTGGTGGCCGAACTTGATGTATAATTATTCACAATTGTTGGGTTGGTGATTACCAATATACCCTTATTCAAATAAGCTAACCCAACTACCGTATCAGCTGTTAATCCTAGGTTAGCACTTGTTTGTAAATTATAGAAATATTTTCCACCAACACTAAATGGTTTTGTTGTACCAAAACCAGTTGCCCAACTCAATGTTGATGACCCACCATTAGGTTTCATGATATCATCACAAACCAATACTGCTACGTTATCATCAAACCCGTTATTATCCAATGATGTATCTCTTATGTTAGCATCTTGTACGGCTGATGAAATACCAGTTTTTCTAAATGTTGAATAAATAGTATATGTACCAGCAGATGTTGGTAGATACAATTTTATTGCTTTACCGTCCAAGCATTCACCAGCTGTTGAAGCTTTCGCAGAGACTACAAGAATCTTTGTTTGCGCTAACCCACTCATAGCTGTATCTGAAAAACCACCTTTAGCGTATGTTGTACCAGTGTATTTGTAATCTTGAGTTGTGTTGAGAGGTAAACCGAAGGATTGATACAAGTTTACATAGCTATCTGTTGTGCTATTTCTATCAACAACAAAATGTGTTAGGTTACTACCGCTTATTGTTGTAAATCCATTATTCACTTGCTCTATTGAAACGATTGTTGATTGTTTCTCTACTGGTTTACGTAAAACACCGCTTGAATTATATATCAATGGAGATTTCATATTCACATATACAGCTGTGCTATTGCTATATGAAGCATTGGCGCCGTAATCACCTGATATTGCAGGTACTTCTCCAGTTGTAAGCAATTCTGATGTATTGTAATTAGCGTCAGAGTCACCCAATGAAAAACTCGTAATCAAAGCATTATTTGTTGACACAAGTTTTTGTCTACCAAACGGTGTAAGTTTAGCTGTTAAGGTTAAAGTATTTGCTGTAGATATAAATCCCATTTTAGTTTATATTAAAAATCCATGCTTAATTCAAGCATTATTGTGTTGTTTGTTTGAAGTATTACTGGTTTACTCAATTTACCTATACAAACCAAATTATATGCGTTATCATAAATACCAACATCCGTAATTCTTAGATTTGCTGGGTTGGTGTTTGGGTCTGTGCTTCTAGTTGGGTTTGTTGTGATGTCAAACTGTGAACCATTAACACTTAAGTCAAATATTGTTTTGTATATTGTAGCACCTATGTATGTTTCAATATTACCGTAGAAGAATCTTTCATCACCAAACTGTAGATAAGTTGGTTGGTTAGTTGGCGCCATATTCAACACTGGATACAAGTTAAACAATGTTGATGCTGAATAAATCTGGTCATTTAACACAAATCCAATTGTTACACCACAGTCCTGTGAACCTGGGGTTTGATTCTCCAAAGCAAATGGGTCAATAGTAGCACCAGCGGTACCAGTCAAACCAGTTGTTGTGTAATCATATTGTAACCAAGCGCTTGGGTCAGGGCGTACAGTATCTCCGCTTACAACTTGATAAAGTAACTTGAATTTATGTGCGTACCAACCATAACCGTCATACGATAAGTCTTCTATTTTACGCATATATGGTAACAAGTCAGTTTCGTTTATTCTAAAAGCAATGTCTTTAGATGATGAAGTTGTATTTGTGACCTTAACATAATTTTGACATGGTAAACTACTTGTCAAACCTGTTGTGCTACCAGAATTATCTAATGTGTATGTCAAATAAATCGTTTCATTCACACCTAGAATACCGCTAGTTGTCGCACCGCTAGGTGCTATGATGTTTGCTGCCAATTCTGGAAGGGTCCAGTTTCTGTTGGCTTTGTATGACATAGCGGCAACTATTTCCTCGTTATCAATAATAATCATCTTATATTGTGGTAAAACTTTACCAACAACAAGTGATGTTGTGTTAGCCGAAGAAATGAAATCTGGGTGTTCAACCAAATCAATGTATTGTATTTCGCTACTACCAATAGTTTGTATGTCTCCAGAAGCAATAAATGTCATACCCATCACAGTACCAGTACCAGTTGAATAACCAGCTCTATGATACATCAAATTAGGCATGTGTACTTGAACATACTTGTTGTTTGTCGCGTCAACATAGAAAAACTCACCATATAGGTTAGAAATTGCATTGTTGGTGTAGTGTATGATTGAAATAGCTTTATGAACATCATCTGGGTAACTAATACCTGGACCGTTACAATTATAAGACGTTGAACCAGTGCTTGTACACCAGTATTCAAGATATGGCGCTTTGGTACCTAAATAAGGGTAAGAACCAAACTTAGTATAGTCTTCGTAAGCTGTATCGGCTGTCATACCAGCCATATTCTCACACCATACATTATTCATGTTCCATACTGGAACGTCATGACATGTAATGTTTACGTTTGAATTGAATAATAAGGTGCCTGAATCCCAATATGCGGTTGTGTTACCTGTTGATATTGTGTCATAAACTTCGCCTTGACGGTAAACTATAATATTTGTTGAGTTACCAACACCTGAAAGAACTGGTAGGTTTCTATCTACCGTATATTGGTTACCAGATACTGATTGTATTTGGAACCAAAGATTAGGTATTGCTTCAGTTGTTGAGCTCATAGCTACGTTACCCAATACAGAGTTAGATGGTTTTAACAGCACTAAATTACCAGCTTGTATTGTTGTACCAGTCATTGTCAAGATTGTACCACCACTTAAATAAGTGTTTGAAATAGTTTCTTGATATGGGGTTAAATCTGAACTTAAATTTGTTGTGAAAGCTGTCAATTGATTATCAAAAAACCCTCTTTCAACTGCTTCATTATTCACCACAGCTTTAACAACATTCATATTGGCATTTGTCATGCTTTGATATGGTGATGTTGAAATACTTGGATATATGAAATATTTTATGTTAGGTTGTCTATCAACTGGCCTCAAAACTTTACTTGTGGCCGATAAGGTAACGTCTAATGGGTTAGCGTCAACGATAGCTTCTCTATCATAGTTGATTTCGGAATCGCCAACTGCCCAAAATGAAAAATTAAGTCGGCCTAATGCCAACTGTTCTCTACCTTTTTCAGTCAATTTTACGCTAACGAAGGGGTTTGTACTGTTAATTATGTAACTCATATCGTATAAATATCTGTTTTACCTTTATTTTAGTTATAAATATCCAATTGTAAAGTTTATTAGTACGAATTTATCGCATTACTTTCAACAACAATTGATATAGTATCACTATATGTTGTAGAGGTTAATGACGGCCCACAAATAGGGTCAAAAACCTTATCATTTTTTATTCTATAGTAGTAAGTAGTACCAACCGTACCACTCGCAACAAAATTGTCTGTGTATTGAGATACACCTGACACATATTGTTGGGTATGTGAGTATGTCAAAGAGGAAAATGTGTTGCTTCTTGACACTTCTAATGTAAAATACCCGTTATTTGTCTGTGGTGAACGAGCTATGGTCCATAAAACAGACGGATAATTCGTGTTTATACCCCTAGAAAGGTTTGTTACTGGGTAATAAACCAATGTAATCATGTCACCAACAATTAAATCACCCTCAAGAATGATTCTTTTATTGTTGGTTTTTGATTTATAGTAGTCAATATTGTTTGCTAACGTGACACCATTAACCATTACTAGTATCGCACCACCAGAACTTGGTTCTAATTCAGTGTAAACTTCAAATTTATCACTATCCGTGTTATAATAAACTAGGTTTGTACCTTCATTATCGGTTGCACCACTAGTAATTGGTGATGAAATTAGTATGTTATCACCCACCAAACCTCTATTCGCGGATACTGAATACACAAAAGTAACCACATCACCTTTATAGGTCGGTGCTAAAAACGTAACTACGCTACCTGAGATGGTATAATCTTCATCTCTAGCCAATATAAGGCCGTTTAAAGTAACCATTACGTGTCCACCGTATGGGTATTTTACCACAAATACCGTATCACCATCTTCTGGTAATATAACTTGTTGCCCTAATTGACCTTGTGGTAATGATTCGGCGGTATCAGCAAATAATGGTTTAGAGGCTTCATACATTGATATGAAGTAGAAGTCTAAATCTGGATTGTATAGACCGTATTCAGAACCATATCTAAAATTAATGGTATCATATGTCTTACCAAGCTGATTTAAAAAAAATGTTTGAGCATCTACCTTATAGTATCCTTTTATTAGATACTCACCATCTAAGGTTAATGCCGATATTGGTACATTCTCAGTATATGAACTTGTACCAGTTATTGCTGTATATGAAACCAATTGAGATTTATAAACAGGTGGTGTTGTAAATACAGTAGCACTAGGACTGTACTTATAAACTTCAAAGTAAAATGAGTTTAACGTATCAGTAAAGGTATCTGTATTCCCAGTAAAATCAAAAACCAACGGAATAGTTGTAGCTGTTGAAACAATGTGTGATTCAGAATTTCCAGAACAATCAATCTTTGAAGCACCGCTCATCGTAAAAACTGGTGCCTCAAAAACATACATATCAGAACTCATGTTTACATTGTAAGCATCTTTGTTTCTAACTGCTGAATTTTCGTTTTGAATATATATTGGTTCTTGATACCTCATTTTAGTAACTTATGTTTAATGTTTGAACTTGTTTGTTAAAGCTATTACTCAAACCAAATAGCTGTGGTTTTGACAAACCACTGGTGAACTCACATTGAGAAAAATTTTGTAGGTAAGCAACAAAAGAGGATACATCAATATAATCCTCTTGTTGAATGAGCCCAGACACTTCTTTAACAAAATATGTGTTTGAAGAAATACCTGAATCAACACTACCCTCTATTTTCTTTAATAATTGTGGCATGTTATATCAAGTTAACCCAAGCTCCGTTTTCGTAGCCTTTAAATTTATTTTCATCAGTATCATATACCATCATACCGTTGGTTGCTGTTAATGCTGTTCTTTGAGCCGTTGTTAATCTAGCTAAAATCAATGGTGACACATAAACCGCTTGTGGTATTGTACCAGTAATGTCTGTACCCAATACTATTGTAGCATACCCACTTGCTGTTGAACCTGTACCGTGTACAAAGCTATAGCTACCAGACGCAATATTTGTTAAACCACCAGCGTGAGCGCCAACACCGCTAGCGGTAGTATAACTACCTTCAGCATGTGATGCAATACCAGTTGCTTTATTTGCAAAGTTTTGTGCATGTGAGTACGCACCTGATGCTGTAGTACCAGAACCTTCAGAGTGTGAATAAGTACCCGAAGATGTTGTATAACCACCTTCAGCGTGTGCTCCATTTGCCATGGCAATTGTATACAAACCTTCTGTGTGACAACCATTGGCTAATGTTGTTGTAAAACCACCTTCAGCGTGTGAATAAGAACCAGCCGCAGTTGACCCATAACCCTCAGCATGTGCGCCATAGTCGGATGATGCAAGGGTTGAAGAACCCTCAGCATGTGAGTTAGTACCAGATGCTGTTGAATCGTGTCCCTCAGCGTGTGCGTAATCATTAGCTAAAGTACCTCTACCTTCAGCGTGTGAGTATATACCTAACGCTCTAGAACCATAACCCTCAGCGTGTGAATAATCACCAGTGGCGGTTGTATATGCACCCTCTGAGTGAGCTTGAATACCACCAGCAATAGTTAGATAACCTTCAGCATGTGATGTTAAACCACTAGCCCTTGTTTGGTCACCTTCAGCATGTGATGAAATACCATTAGAGGTGGTTAAATAACCTTCAGCATGTGAGTAAACACCAGATGATAAAGAACCTCTACCCTCAGCATTAGAATAATTACCAGATGCTATTGTATAAGTACCTTGAGCATGTGATGCTATACCACTAGCGGTTGTACCAGAACCCTCAGCGTGTGAAACTTGACCTGAGGCAATAGTTAATTGACCTTGTGAGTGTGAACCTACACCGCTAGCTGTTGTTCCAGTACCTTCGGCATGTGAAAAATCATTATTAGCGGTTGTGAAATACCCTTCAGTATGTGAGTAGTTACCAATAGCCTTTGTATACGCACCTTCTGAGTGTGCAAAATAACCCGCTGATGTATTACTACCTTCAGCGTGTGCTGCTGTACCATAAGCTAATGTATAAGCACCTTCTGAGTGCGCATAAAGCGTTGATGCTGTCGTTGTATAACCTTCAGCGTGGGCACCTTGAGCAGATGCTGTTGTATATAAACCCTCTGAGTGTGACGCACTGTTTGATGAGATTGTGTAAGCACCTTCAGCGTGTGAGTAGTTACCACTTGCTGTCGTATTGTAGCCCTCAGCATGTGCGCCAAAACCACCAGTCGAAGTTGTTAACGAACCTTCAGCGTGTGAATAAATTCCGTTTGCAATGGTTCTGTCACCTTGACTGTGGGAATAATCACCATTGGCTGTTGTGAAATAACCTTCAGCATGTGAATAAACACCACCAGCAGTTGTTGCATAACCTTCTGAGTGTGATGTTGCACCGCTAGCTTTTGTTAATTGACCCTCAGCGTGTGATGCCAAACCAATAGCTGTTGTTTGATAACCTTCAGCGTGAGATGTTGTTGCCGATGCTATAGTTTGGTAACCTTCAGAGTGTGCTGCTTGACCTAATGTTGTTGTGCCAGAGCCTTCTGAGTGAGATGTGGCGCCTGATGCAGTTGTTGATTGACCTTCGGTATGTGATGCATATCCAAATGCTGTTGTTAGATAACCCTCAACGTGTGATGTATCACCACTGGCTATATTTGAAGAACCTTCGGCGTGTGATTGTAACCCCTGTGCTTTGGTCAAAAACCCTTCAGAGTGTGAGTAATTACCCAATGCTGTTGTTTGGTAACCTTCAGCGTGCGATTGCACACCATTAGCTTTAGTTTGATAACCTTCAGCATGTGACGCAATACCATTAGCTTGTGATGACCAACCTTCGGAATGTGATGTAACGCCTGATGCAGTTGTTTGTCTACCTTCAGCGTGTGAATAATTGCCTAAAGCAACACTTAAATAACCTTCTGCGTGAGATGCTGTACTAACAGCTGTTGTACCAGAACCTTCAGAGTGAGAACCTTCACCTGTTGCTGATGTGTTTGTACCCTCAGCGTGTGATGCAATATATGATGCATATGTTAGTTCACCCTCAGCATGTGAGAAGTCACCATCAGCAATAGTGGTTGAACCTTCAGCATGGGAAGCTAAACCACCAGTTGTTGTATATCTACCTTCAGCATGAGAAGAATTGTATGCGGCTACAGTTCCAACACCACTAGCGAATGAATAATTACCGCTAGCTGTTGTACCAGAACCCATCGCAATTGCATAATTACCAGTTGCATCCAAACCAGTGTTATTATTAGCCTTGATAGGATAGTTTGTTCCACTCCACGTTGAACCAGAGGTCCAATAACTACCTGATTGTTGCCCTAATAAAGACACAACGCTAGATAATGGTGTTTTAAATGAAGACCCAGCTGGGTTTTGGCTTGTATCACCAGTTACCACTACGTGGATTAAATCGGTTACATTTAAGTTTGTTAATATTGTTCTATCGGTTAATTTCATTGTTTTGTTTTTATATAAATATATTTATGGTATTAAAATACCTATGTCATCTCTCATCATAACTATATCAACCTTAACTTTTAATTTTGTTTCCAAGTAAGATTTAAAAAATTCCAGTTTTTGGTAAAATTCGGACACATTTTCAATAAATCTTGATTTAACGTAAACGTCATAGTCTGATTCTTCATCCCAATTTCCCCATAGATGACTACCGTACACATATACTGGTTCATCACCAAGGTGACTGAAGAATCTTGAAACCTCATTTTTAATATCCAAAAAAATGTTTTTTTTAGATTCTGGTAGGTCGTCAAAACTCTTAAGTTTACCTCTTTCAACTCTATCTCTATTTTTTATCCTCATTCTACTACAACACCATTTTCAACTGTTATTCCGTCACAATCAACGTCAAAGTAAGTACCACCACCTAACATGTCATTTTCAGTAAAGTAGTAGTCACCAGTGTTTGTTTCACTTACTTGAATTGTAAATGTATCATCAAGAGGTCTAATAATATAGAAACCTTGATTTGGGTTTTCACCAGCTGTTTGACCATTAAGGGCCAATTGAGCTGTGTAATTAGTTGCACCAATTTGAGCAAAAGCTTGGTTCATAAACGTAACGAAGTTAGTATAAGTTAAACCAGCAGGTGTTGAAACAGTATCGAAATTACTTGAATCCAATAAATACGTTGGTGATGTATCAGTTATTATTTCAGAACCATTTACCACCATTGACGGCATATTGTAAACATATACAGGTGTTGAGAAACCTCTGAATCCAGTATCTACGAATGTTTGACTATCTGGGAGTGTATACCAACAAGCTACTAGAACTGGTGGTATCGTTACATTGACTTCAACAACACAACAATTAGCATCAGTTACTGTTAATGTGTAATCACCATATGTCTCAAATGTTGCGGTTTGACCTGATTGACCGTTAGACCAACTATAAATTACTGGCGTAGCGGCGCCAACCAAATAAGCCGTTGCTGAGTATCCACTAACTTGAACATCCACTTGTAATGTACATTCACTAATAGGACCATCTGTTACATCTTCACAGAATGTTGAATCGGTAACTCTTACACTACCTATGAATTCATTTGCAGAGTTCATTTGTGCTAACCAAACCACATCACATACTGATGTTGTTGAAACAGTTACTGTTGATGATGTCAATGATGGTGTTAATGTTACCATTTGTGTTTCAACATCAGCTGAAAACCCTTGTGTACCGTTAATTGGGCTTACAACGTGTTCACCTATGAATGGGTTATTACAGAACAATGATGAATAACCTCTATACTTAAATTTAGGTGTGTCAAATATTGTGTTTGAATAAACCTTCACACTACCCCAAATTGTTGTTGATGGAATTACTTGTTCAATAATGTCAACCCAATAATCACCTAATAAATTAGCGAATTGGTCCATGGTTAGGTAATTGTAAGCAGCACTTTGGTTGTCGCAATACCAACTACTATTTACGTATCTATCGTAAAGAGCTCTTAACGTAGCATAAGCGCTTATCGTTTGTCTGTTTTTTACGTCAATTAATTCAGATGTTAAGTAATACTCAAAATCTTCAATTGTTGTAAGACCAGATAACGGTTCTGTCAACAATGCGTTAAAGTCTATAAGGTTATCACCACAACATGTTGAGGCTGTTAAGTTCAACACATCTTCACATGGGCTGTCCATGAAATCATATGATTCATCGTCTTGGAATTCAAAATACGCATCATCTTGGAACTGCTTATAATCACATGTTACACATGGGTCGCAATTTGTCTCACCAGTAAGGATACATGGATTATTTTGAACGTAGTTCCAAATGTCAGTTAAAATGGCACCAGCAATGTTGATGTCCAAGTCAATTTCTTTTGAGTTTATTATCAAACGCTCATCATTCACATCGTAGTGTGTGATTCTAATTGGGTTTGTATCATCGACATCTGCTAATTCAAAATACCTATCTTGATACGCTTCACTCTTAAGCCATGATTTTTTGTTATCATGAATTCGCTCTAATTCAAAGCCTGGTGATTCAGTAACAAATAATGTTTGTTCGTTTATAACGGAACATTCTTTATTTATCTTAAGATTATCCAATAAAATACATATGTCACCACATGAATGATTCAAATTTAAACTTACAGTAATATTTTGGTTGGTTAACGCTGTTAATACTGATTCATCAGTAATTGTAACTGAATGATGTACCCAATTTGATGCAAATGATTCATTTGGCAATGTTGTTAAAAACTCAGTATAACCACTAGTACCGCTAAGACCTGATTCAATGTATAGGGCATCCATTAAAGAATTATACACAGTTAAACAAGTGTTTGGCGTTGTTGAATTTATATACATTGGTTCACAGTCTAAACCACCACATACATAAAACCCTGTAGCGGTGTTTAAAGTTGAGCCAGTCGCTGTCAAATAGTTATAAAGGTTACCTAAACCTATTTGTGGGAATAAAGTTGTGTCCTCATATACAGATACGGTTGTACCTGAAGATGTAACAACATCAACATTCAACGAAACATCTAAGGTTTCAAAGAAATTAACTGGTGATGTACAACCACTACCCAACAAGGCACCTAATTGAGCTTGTAAATCGCTCAATTGTGTGTATAAAGCAAGCAGCTGCGTTTGACAGTTTTCTTGTTGAATCTGTAACTCATCCAATTGGTTTAATAAATCGGTAAGTGTCCCAAAAGGTGTTGTACATGCATATATTAATTGTGGTTGTTGTGGGTTGGCATTTACGTTAGCTTCGTTTTGTGCCAACAATGCCTCAACATCAGCACCAGTATATGAATCTGGGTCACCGTTTAAGAACAGTTGATAGTTCAGTGAACCTAAAATTGTCTCCCACGCTGCTAAACCTTGTGGGTTAACGATACAATAAGTTAACGTAGTTGGGCCACCTAGTGTCTGTTGTGATGACACTAATGGGGCTGGTGTACCTTTTAAAGTATTATCTATTGGTTTCGTTTTAGCAGGGATAGTTTTTGTATCTCTGTCAGATATATCTTTAGCACTAAAAGCTGTGTTTGTAAAACTACTTGTATTGGTTGAAGTGACCTTGACTTTGTTTGATTTCACAATACCACCTATATCGCTAGGTACCTCATATTCTACTGAATAATCAGTATTTTCAATTGAATATTCAACTGAGCTTATTTCGTTAGCGATTACCTCACAGTTTACTGTTTGAGTTTCTATGAGTGATTGTACTAGCGCAATTTCTGCCAATATATCGGCATATGGGGATGGTCCGTTAGGGTTTTGGGTCAACAACAAAATGTTGTTAAGCGTTTCACATTTTATTTTGAAAAGGTAGTCAAATTCAATATTAAGAACACATGTTTTATTTGGTTCAGTCGCAAATAGGACAGCCTCGTTACCATTAGGGTTTAAGGTTATCTTAAAAGCGGTTTCAATACTACATGAAGCCCCGCCATTCCACATACATGCTTGTGCATTGCTATCCCAAGTATAGGTATCACTTAAAGCCAAACAACATTGTTCAGTTAATGTGACTGGTCCCAACACACTACCGTTAGGCATATATACCGATACAGTACCGTCTTGGTTTTCATTTAGAACACCATTGTTAAGTATTGTTTGTAAATCTAAACACTGAGGCATTTTACCTTTTTAATATTATAAAGTTTCACCGCTAGGTAAAACAATGTTATTCATCGTAATTGTTACATCACCTTCATCGAAACAAGAAGCCTTATTGTTGCTTCGTTCCAAATAGTAATGATAAATATAGCTATCTAAACCTAGCGCCATATCATCAACACCTTGTTGTGTCAATTGACACCCGTAACCAACTTGCCCAGTATATGGGTCATATACGTTAGGTACTGGTGTTGTATAGTTTGGTATGCAGTTACAACCATCTGGAGTAACTATTGCTGAGCTACCACCTTGCGTCAAAAACTGCAAATATTGTGATTGTGGACCACTATATGTTTCTGAAAGTGGTGGTAACATAATCGTTGATAGGTCAACCATCCAGCCACAAGCTATTATACACCCACACCTACTAGTTGTATCACAACATATATACCCGCTATTCAATACAGTACTTGATAGCCCTTGGTAATCTATGTAGTATTGTGGTGTACCACCTATTGCTAAACAACACTCTTGTGGTACATACGGCGTATTGTTGTATATTGGTTCATTATTGCTATCAACATATACGTTTCCATTGATATCGTATTGGTAGAATGAAAATTCATACATACCTAAGTCAGTGTCATCATTATAGTATGAAAGCAAATTAGAACATGTATAACCAGTTGGTGGGATTATGCGCTCTATACATAGGCTCATAATTTTATCGTCTTTAGCGTCAACACAACCACATTCGTTATAAACTGTCACTGGATTTGGGTCAGCCTCAATTGTAGGTGTGAAAATAACGCAATCGCTAAAGTCAACACCACTTTGTGTTGTTATTTGAACAGTAGAAACTGTTGTACCAGTATCCACGTTAAACGTACCAAAATCATAGTTATTGTAAAGGTTAACATCACTTGTATTTGTTGTGATTGTTGTGGCAGTTACCGCACTAAAATTAGGTATAAGTCTTCTGAACTGGTTCATATACCTGTTACCGCCGTCATACGGGCCAACGTGTGGGTTATTACCGTCCAAAATATCTATTGTTGAGCCAGTACCACCTGTTTCTCTATACCATAAACCATCGTTTTGGAAATACATGGAATCGGTGTTTGGTAAAGGTCTAGGATAACCATCAGAATCTATTGGATATAGTGAAATATCATCATCTAACCCTTGTAATTGCAATATTTGTTGAAACAAATCTACATTGATAGGGCCGTTGGCTTTATAGATGTGTTCGTTAAAAGTTATTAAACCTTCAGGGGTTCCAATAAACCTTAAAAAGAATTCTATTGTTTTTCTAGCGCCTTTTGATTTCCAAATCCATGGTGAATTAAGTATAATTCTTCTCCACAATTCGATATCGGCTTCAACTGGTGTGTACCCAACTGATTGACCAGAGTATGTTGACTGAGCTGTTGTTACATAGTTAGCCAATAAATCGTTTTCAAATACAGATGTTACTAATTCCCAACCTAAAACTCTAGCCAAGTTTTTAAGGTAAGCATCTGGTGTGTTGTTTTGTTTATCATAAGAAACAACATTGGCAAATTGAATACCTGTGATAAATTCGTTTATTTTATCAAATTCAACGCCATATACCTGAAGCGTTTTATTCATTTTACCACCAGAAGTGTCTTGTTGTGAATCAGAAACGTGTACTGGTGTTGTGTCAAATGATGTTATTGACTCAGAAACTAAAAATCTATTCAAAAGCTTACTAGAAAACAAATCATTTGAATTTGCTAAATCAAATAATCTAGTAGCATAGTTTACATAGTCGTCAGTATCAAAATCAATGTTGTAACCATCGGATACTGGCCATGTTAATGTATCAGTTATGTATAATACAACACCAGTCTCAGTTTTTGTTGGATACTTAAATGTTGCGGTATATTTTGGTGTTATTTGTCTATTCAACAAATAAGCTTGAAAAGATGGTAATGAATTGAAAAACGTTTCTTCAATTACCTTCTTAGGTTTAACGTGATATGTTGGAGTAAAACTTGTAAGTGATGAAAATGGGTCACCTTGTACTTTTACATGTATGTAATTGTTTGTTGTATCGGTAGCCGCCGTAAAATCAAGGATTGGGAACTCAGTATCGTTAAAAAAGACAACATATGAATCATAATTCACTGTCATATTTCTTAAGTCATTGGTTTCACTAAAAGTGTTGATAATAGTACCGTTTGTTAGGTAATTTATACCATATCTATTAACAATAAGGTCTGTGTCAATCTTAAACGTTGCTATTTCGTACAAAGCATCATAAGCATAATCGGTAAAAGTAATACCAGTTACCAAATTACCTTGAACGTCTGAGTTTGTAGGTGTAACATAAAGAGATGCTGGCCAATTTATGATGATATCTTCTAACGCAACTCTTATATATTCAGATAATGAACCAAACAATGCGTAGTAATCCAAATTTGTTCTATCCAAATTAAGGTATACACCAGCATTATCTGACAAAAGAGTTATACTATCATTTAATGAAACGTTTAAAGCGTCTAGCGTTAGATAGTTTGAAAATTTGGCTATATTGTAGTATTTATCAAGCTTTGGGTCAAGATTGGTGGTGATGTTGAAGCTACCCAATGTAAACAAAGGGGTACCGCCATTGCTGGCTAATTGAAAGCCAACAATGTCTGGTGAAAAATTAGTATATTCTATGTTTTCACCATATTGTATCTTTTTAGCATAACCAGCTACCTTAATCTTATTGTTCATCGCTTATTAAACAGTTGTAATAGTTGTAAATGTTTTATTAAAATCAATTGATGTGCGAAGTTCTCTAACATCAAACAATGGTTTACCAGTGAATCTATCTTTAATTTCATACAAGTCGTACTGTTTATAGATATCATTGTTAAAGTTGTATATTGTGTAAATACCGTCTTCGATAGATTTTGTTTGATTTCCAAACAAAGCAAAAGCAAGTGTTTCAATATCGTGTTCCACCATTTCAACCTCAATCATCAATGGGTTGACAAACGTATTGGTTATAATAACCTGTTGATTTGGTTGGCCGATAAATGGTAAAGCATTAGGTTTTACGTTTGATGCTGAAGACGGTGAAACGGTACAAAATACCAAACTAGAGTTGTCGTTAAAACGATATCTGATAGCTTTTTGGTTTGAATTTGTTAAATTTTGGTTTACAGGTTCAGCACGATTATTCGAGGTGATTACTCTGTAAAAATTATTTATTTTAGCATCAGCTACGTTACCTGTTGTATTCAAATATTCAACACGATAACCAACCAATCCATTATTTTCAAACTTTGTTAAAAAGTTTTGTGAGATTGATGTTGTGTCGAATAACAATCCTAGTGTGTCTGGAAAAGCCGATAATACACCAACATCAACAATCTTTGTTCTAATTTCCACTGGTTTTATTATGATGGTATAGATACCCTTTGTTGCAAAATTAGCGGCAGGTAATTTAAGTGTGTAAAGACCACCAAACAGTTCTGTACCAACAACGCCAGATTGTGTTTTATTAGGATTATCTGTTTTTATTAAAACATCATTAGGGTTTAATTTCAATAAAGTATTGTTACCTATTTTATCTCTTGAAGGAGTAAAATGGTAAAAAATTTCAACGTCATCAGGTGTGATATCCGCTGGTCTAACTATGCCGTATGTTCCAGTTGCCATTAGTTTATTTATTATTCAATTTCAAAATAGTCTG